TTTTTCAAAAAATGGCGAGTACTATAGAAACAAAAAACAAACAGAAGATTATTCAGTTAAAGGCTGGGATCTTAAGAGAAGAAGGGAAAATGAATGGCTACGTTAAAAGATTTTTATGAATATGCGGGGGAACCTACAGACTTAGATAAGTTTGAAAGCATTTTTAATGAAACAGGTTCGGATAAATCAACAAGACACAACTATCACGACATATATGCTGCTTTGTTTAAAGATAGAAGCTTAGTGCAAGATATTCTTGAAATTGGAATATACCATGGCGGATCTTTAAGGTCTTGGAAACATCTATTTGCAAAGGCAAATATATTAGGCTTGGATTATGAAACATCTTTTTTCTTTGAAGAAGATAGAATTAAATCTTTATATGTTGATCAAAGAGATATTAAGTCATTCTACAATGTTTATTCACAAACAGATGGCCAGGTTTATGACTTTATAGTTGATGACGGGTGTCACAATCCTGATGAAACATTGCTTACATTTAATGCCGTGCTTCCTTGGCTAAGTATAAATGGATGGTTTATCGTTGAAGATATTAGGCTGGTTGATGAAAATTTATGGCAATCTGTTGTAAACACTTTGCCATCAAACTACAAAGCATTTTTAATTAACATGAATGATATGCGGGATATGGAAAATGATCCACACGGCCTTAAAGACAATATTGTTGTAGCAGTAAAGAGAATATCATGAAAGAGCCAAAGTTTGGTATCATTGCTGTAGACTATGAAAACCATGTGCCAAGACAGGGCATGGTTGATGGTTTGCAATCAATAGCAAATCAAACATACAAAAACTTTGATATAGTTATTTGTCACGATGGTCCTAAAGCAAAGCCATATTCTGAAGAAATAGATTTTGCGGGAATGGGATTAAACCCTCATATAATCAATACTCCTAATTGGAATGGTGAATGGGGGCATTACTCTAGGGATCATGCAATGAGATATGCATATGAGAATATGCCAGACTGCGATTATTATATTCAGTTTAATATAGATAATAAGTTTGAGCCACATGCATTTCAAGTTATTGTCGACAAGATAAAAGAGACGAAATCTGATATAATAATATTTACGGTAAGACATTATAAAGCTGCAGGTGGACACCCATTTAGAGGAATCCCACCAGTTAATTGCAATATTGATGTAATGCAAGTTGTTGCTCATAAAGAAATTTGGGCACAGACTGGATTTTGGTATAGGTATGAAGGAACCAGCGATGGTTTTATATATGAAAAAATGTGTAGCGAAAATAGCTGGGTAAACATAGAAGAGTGTCTAGGAGACAATTACTAATGAAGAGAGTACTACTTACAGGAGCATCAGGCTTTGTTGGAAGCCATGTTTTGCGTCATTTTTTAGTCAACACCGATTGGGAAATAGTTTGTCCAACAACATTTACCCACAAAGGAATTCAAGATAGAATTAGGGTTGCTACAGATGGAATTGAAGATGCCTTTAAGCGTGTAAAGGTTGTTAAGACTGATCTAACAGCACCCGTATCACCTGTTACAGCGGCGGTATGGGGAAGAATTGATTATGTTGTAAACGTTGCAAGTGAGAGTCATGTTAAGCGTAGCATTGATGATCCTGCTAACTTTATTCTCAATAACGTTGCTCTAATATGTCATCTATTAGATTGGGCAAGAACTCAAACTTCTGTTGAAAAGATTGTTCAAGTGTCAACAGATGAGGTTTACGGACCAGCAGAAGCAGGATATGAACATAAGGAGTGGGTAGACCTTCACTTACCAAGTAATCCATACGCTGCATCAAAAGCCGCACAAGAAGATGTTTGCTTTGCTTACTGGAGAACCTATGGACTTCCAATTGCAATCACAAACACAATGAACATTATTGGTGAAACTCAAGATTCAGAAAAGTATGTTCCAATGATTATTAAAAAGATTTTTAACAATGAAGTAGTTACAGTTCACGGAAACGCAGAGACTGGAGAAATTGGAAGTAGATATTTCCTTCATGCTAGAAATCAAGCAGATGGAATATTGCACGTTCTAAAGCAAAAGTTTCCAAAGTACGGTGAAGCACCATTTCCTGAAAAATGGAACATCGTTGGAAAAGATGAATTGACTAACCTAGAAATAGCACAAGCAGTTGCAAAATGTATGAATAGAGAATTAAAATATGAGATAGTTGACTTCAATAGCTCACGACCAGGGCACGATCTTAGGTATGCTCTTAGTGGTGACAAGATGAAGGAGTCTGGCTGGACACCACCCTATTCATTTGAAGAGTCTTTGCAAAAAACTGTTGATTGGACTTTGACACATTCAGAATGGTTGACACTTTAAAATGACAATTACAAATACTAAAATTTCTGGATTCTATGAAATTGATATTCCAGTTCATGTAGATGAGCGTGGATCATTTCAACAATGGTTTACAAAATATATGCATGAAGGTTCTATAGGAAAATTTGAACCAGTTCAAGCAAATACATCAACGTCAAAAAAAGGTGTTATTCGTGGCATTCATTACAGCACTGTAAAAGAAGGTCAGTCCAAATTAGTTATTTGTATTAATGGTAAAGTAAGAGATGTTGCAGTAGATATCAGAAAATGCTCTAAAACTTTTGGTCAACATGATTACATAGAGTTAGAGGCGGGATCTGGAAAGGTTGTATTCATTGAAGAGGGATTAGGTCATTCCTTTGAAGTACTAAGTGAATCAGCAACATTGGTATATCTATTGTCTTCAGTTTATTCACCGTTCTTTGAAAAGGAAATCAATCCAATGGATAAAGATTTAAATATTGATTGGGTTACAAAAGATCCAATACTGTCAGAAAAAGACAGGAACGCAAAAAGCTTTAAGGATTATATCAAAGGATTAAACTAATGTTAAGACCAGTATTTGAAGATACACAAAACTTCAATTGTAAAGACCTATACCTACACTCTGTTAGCGCTCCATCAGGCAATAAAATATTTAATGCCTGCCATGAAATAGCCAGACTGCTGATAGATAAAAATATATCATATGGGGATTCTGCCTTATCTCCAAACAGAATATTTGCTCAATCAGACAATGTTGAACAGCTTAAGGTAAGAATTGATGATAAATTGAATCGTGTAAAGAACAATCAAGGCTTTGCTGGAGATAACGATATTGATGATTTGATTGGTTATTTAATCTTACTTAAAATTGCTGTTGACAAAGACAGGCTAAAAGAGGTATAATTAACTATGCCTACATATATTTATAGATGTATAGATGAGGAAGATCATATCGTTGAAGAAAAAAGAAGTATAGATGATAGGGATCTTCCAATTACCTGCCCATGCGGTTCATATATGTCTAGGGTAGTAATAAATCCAGTAGGCATACAATTTAAAGGGTCAGGTTTTTATAAAACAGATAATGGATAATTCAATAGAACTTGCTGGCCAGTTTGACCAAATGAATACAGTTGTAGAAGAACTGCTTAAAGGCAATACGCCAAATCAAATTGCCAAAAGGCTTGATATAACAAGAGCGCAGGTTGAAAACCATATTAAAACATGGAAAGATTTTATCCATGACAATCAAGCAATACGTGATCGTGCAAAAGAAGCGCTTGCAGGAGCAGATGAGCATTACTCTATGCTTATTAAAGAAGCTTGGGATGTTGTAAATGAAGCAGGAGTTGCTTCAGAACTTAATACTAAAAATTCTGCACTTAAGTTAATTGCAGACATTGAATCAAAAAGAATTGATATGCTTAACAAGGCGGGAGTACTAGAAGATAATTCTATGGCTGACCAGATATTAGAATCAGAAAGAAAGCAAACCGTACTTGTAAACATACTTAGAGATGTTACTTCTAGTTGTGAACATTGTAAGTGGGAAGTAGCAAAAAGACTATCAGAGGTTACTGGCCAAATTGAGGCAGTAGTAATAGACTAATGTCAGACTTTGATGTATTTTTAGATGCACTAAGTGGTGATGAGTTTGAAGAAAGACCAGTCCCCTTAGAAGAATTTGTAACAAGCAAGAAATATCTTGGGCTTCCCCCATTATCTGAGTATCAATATACAATGCTTAAAGCTTCAACACAAATTTATAAACAAGAAACACTCATCAACATTTATGGAGAAGATGAGGGTAGAAAGATATTCAAGCAGACATGCAACGAAGTTATCCTACAATTGGGTAAGGGTTCTGGTAAAGACTATACATCTACAATTGCATGTGCCTATGTTGTATATTTGTTGCTATGTTTAAATGATCCTGCTGTTTATTATGGCAAACCACCAGGAGATGCTATTGATATTATTAACATTGCTATTAACGCTGTTCAGGCTAACCGAGTATTCTTTAAAGGGTTTAACCAGCGTATCGAAAGATCTCCTTGGTTTCAAGGCCGCTATATTGGAAAAGCAAACAGCATTGAGTTTGATAAGTCTGTAACAGTTCACTCAGGTCACTCTCAATCAGAGTCTTGGGAAGGATATAACGTTCTTATTGTTATCCTTGACGAAATTTCAGGCTTTGAATTGGAATCAACATCTGGACACGCACAAGCAAAAACTGCTTCTGCTATTTATAAGATGTACAAAGGCTCTGTTACATCTCGTTTCCCTGACTTTGGAAAAATCCTTTTGCTTTCATTCCCACGCTTTAAAATGGACTACATTCAGCAAAAGTACAACGAAGCTATTGCAGAAAAAGAAATTGTTCTCAGGCATCACAAGTTTAAGGTTGACCCAGAACTTCCAGACGGCATAGATGGAAATGAATTTGAAATTGAATGGGAAGAAGACCATATTGTTTCATACAGGATGCCCAGAACGTTTGCATTAAAAAGACCAACATGGGAAATTAATCCAACAAGGTCCATTGAAGATTTTACAGAAGCTTTCTATACAGATCCAACTGATGCTCTATCTCGTTTTGCATGTATGCCACCAGATGCAACAGATGCGTTTTTTAAAAATAGATCTGTTATTGAAAAGGCTTTTGCTAATCCTAATTTAAATGTAGATTCATATGGAAGATTCCTTGATTTATTTAAGCCAGATCCAGACAAATGGTATTATGTTCACGTTGACCTTGCACAAAAGCATGACCATTGTGCTGTAGCATTAGCACACGTACACAACTGGGTTACTATGAAAATCGGGGACAAGTACAAAGAAGCAGCACCTAGAATTATAGTAGATGCAGTTAGATATTGGACACCTACTGCTTCTAGATCAGTTGATTTTACAGAAGTTAAAGAATATATAATTAGTTTAAGAGAACGTGGATTTAACATTAAGATGGTAACATTTGACCGTTGGAACTCACACGACATGATGCAACAATTAAAGGCTCATGGAATGAACTGCGATACACTTTCTGTTGCTAAAAAGCACTATGAAGATATGTCTCTTTGTATAACGGAAGAGCGTGTAGATGGACCAAGAATTCAGTTGCTTATTGATGAGCTTCTTCAGCTAAGAATAGTCAAAGACAAGGTAGACCACCCTAGAAAGGGGTCTAAGGACCTCTCAGACGCCGTTTGCGGAGCCGTATACAACGCAGTAGCCTTAACACCTAGGGATTTAGATCCAGAGGTTGAGTTGTACACCTATGCGGGTGTTTTTTCAGATGAGATTGATAAGTTAAGGAAAGAATCAGATGAAAGATTAATTAGAAATAGAACAATTAAGATGCCAGATAGACCTGAGATGCCATCAAGTTTGCGGGACTTCCTAGGAATAGAGGAAGACGAAGATGAATTTCCTATTGACAGCATGCGGGTACTCTGATAGAATGACACCTATAACTACTAACAAAGGATAACAATGCTAGCAAATGGCACAATAAAAACAATTGAAGATGATCAAGATATTTATATTTCACTTACATCATTGTGTGAATATTTTACAAAATCAGCAGTAAACATGAATAGAGAAGTTGAAGAATTAGGTACAAATGATCAAAGATATGCACAAGGTCTTTTAGATATGATGCATACAATTGCTGAAGAGATGGTTGAGTTAGGTAAGTTTGAAGCACAAAGAAGAATGATTGATAGCCCTGATGATCTTCTTAGAATGATTGACAAAAACCCATTTGGTAAGATAGAATAAATCTATTGGCCCATAGCTCAGTTGGTAGAGCGTCGAACTGTTAATTCGAATGTCCCAGGATCGAGACCTGGTGGGCCAGCAAATTACAAAACAACTACCAGAAAGAGTATAATATGAATATGACAAAAGAACCTGCAGTAGTAGAAGAAAAACAAGAATATTTTTTGAGTCCATTAAACAGATGCGATCAATGTTTTGCGGAAGCATTGGTGTTGGTAAAAGGTGTAACTGGAGAACTTATGTTCTGTGGTCATCACTACGCAAAGAATGAAGTAGGTCTTATAAAGTTTGCATATGAAATTGTTGATGAACGAGATAAACTAATTGAAAATAAAGCAAAAGGTAAAGATTACTAATACGTAGGGAGCAATAGCTTAGTTGGTTAAAGCCCCGAACTCATAATTCGGTAATCGTAGGTTCAAGTCCTACTTGCTCTACAAGGCTATAAACGACACAACTTAGGATGTTATAGTTACATATACACCCGAAACTCGGAAGCGAGTGGCGTGTGAGACAGATACAGCATGTACGTCATGTGCAACTGGAAGTCGCCATCGTTTATAGCCCCTGCGAATATTGCATAGTGGTAGTGCGTAACCTTGCCAAGGTTAATGTGCGAGTTCAATTCTCGCTATTCGCTCCAAGGAAGATTGGCTGAGTGGTCTAAAGCAATCGGTTGCTAACTGATCGTAGTGTTAAAAACTACCGTAGGTTCGAATCCTACATCTTCCGCCATTCCCAGATCGTCTAACGGTAGGACACCGCCCTTTGGAGGCGGGTATCTTGGTTCGAATCCAGGTCAGGGAGCTGGTATAATATTGCTATGCCATACAAAATTGTTCAACACGGAAATAAGTTTTCAGTAGTCGCACAGAATACTGGACATGTTGCAGGAACTCACTCAAGCAAAATAAAAGCTCAAGCACAGATGGCTGCTTTGTATGCTAATGAACCAGAGGCTACAAAAAAGTGTATGACTTGTGGTTGCGATGACTTGGGCAATGATCATCACTATATTTCTGACACAGAAAAGTGTTCTTATTGTATTGATAAAGCACAAGGCCCTTGTTGGGATGGTTATGAGTATGCAGGAACTAAAGATAAAAATGGTAGAACAGTTCCTAATTGTATTCCCGTCAAAAAAGCTGATGGTGGATATCAACCAAATGCAGGCATGAAGTCAGCAGCCCGTCGTGCATTAAAATGGAGAGATGCGGGATTAGCAACTGGAGCAGGAACACCTGTTGGCTGGGGACGTGCAAGCGATATAGTTGCAGGAAGATCAATGTCTCTTGATACAGTTAAAAGAATGTACTCTTTCTTTTCAAGACATGAAGTTGATAAAAAAGGAAAAAATTGGAATGATCCTTCTAATGGAAAAATTATGTGGAATGCTTGGGGCGGAGATGCAGGATTTGCATGGTCTCGTGCAATAGTAAATAAAGAAAATAAAATTGAAAAAGAATCAGCAGGGGCAGAAAGATTATCTGGCGGCCCTGGATTTAAAATTGAATTTAACGTACCTGATTGTCAAGGCGGATATGCAGTTCTAAAGGCGGGATCTGGACAAGTCATTGGTTGTTATACAACCAAAGAACATGCAGAAGAAGCCATGAGAGCAATTGCAGTCAATGAGCCAGATTTAACAAAAGCAGTAAATCCTACTCCAACAGCAGATTCAACATCTATTTGGGATGGAGTGTTTGAACCACTTGGAGACATAATCTCTGGAACTAATTATGGTTCTACAGAAGGAGATACTGGATGGAAATCAACATACAATTCACCACCACAGAAAGATGGACAGCCATCAGCGGGGTACGGAAACCGATCAGACAAACACGGTAGATCTAATTCATAATAAAAGGCTTAAGAGATGACAAATACAATTTCAGGCTCAGGATCAATTTCAGGTTCAGGAAATATTAACGGAACATCTGGTGGTGGTGGCGGTGGCGCTGAAGGCACAATTATTGCAAATGGAAAAACAATTGGCTATCTTAGGTTTGATGGTGGAATGATGAGTGATGAGGTTCAGTTTAACATATATAGCGATTCTCAAACTACTTATCCTATGTGGAATGACTACACAGACTCTATGGGTGCTGCTATTCAAAGTGCAATGGATAATAATCAAAGCCTACAAGTAACAGTTTCAGGACTTACAGATGAGACAAGAGACGGTCAAGTAATTCCGTTTTCATGGTTTAATGGAGTTCATCCTATAACAGCAGAATTTTATAATTATAGCAACGATGCAAGTTTCAGGCTGTTTTTTGGTAACAAAAATGCACTAAATATTCCAAACTTGCCCAACCTAAACAATTTAACTAAAGAAAGCACATCTGGGGTTACTTGGGCTATTAGCACAATATAAAGACAATATGATATAATATATTTACAGGATGCCGTAAGGGTCCTGAATTTAAACTAACTTGCTGAAAAGGAGCTAAGTATGACAAACCTAACATATACAACAAATCCATTTACACAAATTCAAACCATTTTTAATGACCCATTTTTTTTGGGTTTTGGTGATCAATTTGTGAGATGGGAAACAAATAAGAAAACAACATCACAATTCCCACCATATAATGTAAAAAAAGTAGACGAGGACAATTATACAATTGAACTTGCAGTTGCGGGATATTCTCGTGAAGACCTTGAAATTAAGGTAGAAAAAGATACTCTAACAATTAAGAGCGAAAAGGAAAAGGACGAGAAGTCTGATTTCTTGCATCGTGGTATTGCTGGACGTAATTTTACTCAACACTTTACATTAGGTGAATATATGATTGTTAAGTCTGCTTCACTTGAGAATGGATTGCTTTCAATTAATATTGAGCGGGAACTTCCAGAAGAAGCAAAGCCTAAAACTATCAAGATCAAGTAACATTATGACCTGAGTAAGTCTTAAAACTGCTCTTTATCTTTTTTACTAACTGCTTCTTCAATCCTATCAATTGCATCACGCAATGATGATCCAGAATTATTAAATAGTTCTTCTTTAATTATTTTAAGTTCGCCTTCAATGCAATCAAATCTTGCATTACCATGGGCTAATCTTTCTACAACGCCTGGATATTCTTCTGTACCATACCAATCATCCATAAATCTTGTAGCAGATTGAATAAACTTAAGGCCTCTTGCTAAAATATAACCAATTGCTGCTAAAGCGGTTGCAACTCCACCAACTGTAAGAATAATGTTCATAGATGACATAATAAAGCAATTATACATTGTGATCTATCTCACGCCAAATTGTTGACAAAATTGTATTGAATGTACTATAATGATGATAACCAAACAAGGAGAAAAAATGGGAAAACATCTTGATAAGATTGAAAAAGCTTTAGCACAACGTCAAGCAGCAGTTCCAAATATGGGCGGGTATCACAAGCCAGGCTCAATGAATAAAAAGAAAACAGGTTATAGAGGCCATAAAGCCAAGGGATCAAGATAGTAACTCTGGTATAATAAACATATGGAAGCATTAATTAAAGTACTAAAAGAACTGCAAGCAGATTCAATGAATATGTATGCACAATCACACGGATACCACTGGAATGTGGAAGGCCGTATGTTTAAGCAAGATCACGCATTTTTTCTAGAAATCTACGAAGATCTATTTGATTCAATTGATAGTTATGCAGAGAATATTCGTAAATTAAATGCTAAAGCACCATTTGGGCTAACACAACTAAAAGCAAACAGCGATTTAAATATAAATGATTCAACAGAATTAAGTGCCACACAAATGTATCTTGAATTAATTACTACAAATAATTATATTATTGAAAAACTAAAGGTTGCCTGCGAAATTGCAGATGCATCCCGTGAAGAATCAATTCTTAACTTTTTTGCAGATAGATTAAATCAACATGAATTTTGGAACTGGCAATTGACAGCATCAATTAAAACAACTATAATGTAATTAGCAGATCAGCGTTCTGATTTATATAAAAGGTACTAGAAATAGTGCCTTTTGTATTTGCCTTCATAGCTCAGAGGAAGAGCGTTGGACTTCTAAGCCAAGCGTCGCAGGTTCGATTCCTGCTGGGGGCACATGAAAAGAGATTACTTCAAGAAGTTATGGTCATCTATTTTGTCTAACGGTGTTAGGCAGGACAATGACGGTAATTGGAATGTCATAAATTCTTCAACAAACAAAAGAAGAATGGAAGGCAAGGGCTCATCAGTTGGCGGTCCGTCAGGAGAAAACCAAAGACCTTGGATACCAGCAAAGATTATAGTTACCCCAGATGAATTAAAAGAAATTTGGGAAAAACAGGACGGGCGTTGTTATTGGTTTGGTGTACAATTGGATTTAGGATTACTTTATAGGGATCACCCAGATTGGATGCCAAAACATCCACTTGCCCCCTCTATTGATAAGATAGATGTTAACGGTGATTATACAAAAGACAATATAGTAATCACTTCAAGGTTTGCAAACTTTGGAAGAAATGTTTGCGATTTTGATAGATTTCATGAAATAGTAAGAATACTAAAGGAGAAATAAAATGTCAGCAAAAGGTTCAGTAGAAGCAATCATTGAGGTTGCAAAGAAAGAAATTGGAACAATTGAAGGTCCAAAGGATAACGAAACAAAGTATGGAGCATGGACAAATGTAAACTTTCAACCATGGTGCCAATCATTCGTTTCATGGGCAGCATTTACTGCAGGACTAGACTCAAAGAAGTATCCAAAGTCTGCATCAACAGTTGCAGCAGCAGATTGGTTTAAGAAAAACAATCGTTGGGCAGATGCCCGTAATGATGACCCAACTCCAGGAGATTGGATTTATTTTGATTTCCCAGATGACGGTGTGAATAGAATTTCACATGTTGGTATTTGTATTAAAAATAATGGAGATGGAACAATCGAAGTTATTGAAGGTAACACATCTGGAACCAATAAGGGAGACCAGAGAAATGGCGGAATGTGTGTACAAAAAACACGTGGCTATGAAAAAAATAATAAGAAGAAGTTACTTAATGCAGTCGTAGGCTGGGGCCGTCCAGTTTATATTGGAGAAGAAAACGCTCCACTACTTTCAAAAGCTGGAATTGCAACAGCTCCAATTGCAGCACCAGTAGCACCAGTTGCAGCGGTAAAGCCTGCTGTTAAGAAAGTTGCTCCAAAGCCAGCGGTTAAGGCAAAGAAGTAAAAATGGAATACGATCCATCAGATGAAGAACATCGTGAGATAATGGAGCGCCTTGTTGAAGAGGGTGCTGCAATTTTTGACGGGGTTGATGAAGATGGAGGACCAATCTATAAGTTTGACTTAGATGTGTTAGAAGAGGTATCACCAGAGCTTTATCAAGTAATGATGGACGATATGGACGAAATCCTTCTTGATTTATATAAAAAAGGATTAATTGAGATTAGTTATGATGAAGAACTTAACGCTCAAATGTCTATATCTCCAGAAGGTAGAGAAGCCCTAATTGAAGCTGGATTTGACATGAGTGAGTTTGAAAATAATGATTACGAAGAAAAAGAGTTTTAAGGTATAATAAGAGACAAGGCGGTGATTAACAATGGATAACAACCAACAAGTAGCTGGATCAGGAAACGAACAACCAGCAACATCAACTCCAGTAACGGAGCAAGCAGGAGCAGGTTCTACTACAGTAGCACCTACAGTTTCAAACCTAGGCGTAAATAACCCTGGAACAATTAATACAGGAACACCGTTCACAGGCAACGATGTTTCAATGACAACTCCGCAGTATGCTGGTGGCAACATCACAACAACTGAGGTAGGGTCAAAGTAAATGGAATCATCTGATTTCAAAAAGTTTTACGAAGAAGTAAAAACTTTAATTAAAGCTATCGGTACTTCATCTTCGGCTAACGAGGAACGAGATGAAAGATCCGTAGAGAATTATGTTAGACAAAGCGCTAACACGAATACAAATTCAGAGACAGGAGGTAACACAATGTCAAACACAACAGAACCAGATCCAAAAGGAGATATCGCTATCAACAAGGCGTATCCAGATGCAGTATCAGATGCAAAACATGTTATTGATCAAACTACACGTCCAACAGGCGATGTAACAGTTTCAGATGCACCAGAAGGTCCAGTACCTACAAATGCAACATTTGATAGCTCAGCAACTTCAGCAATTGCACCAACATCAGAGCAAATGGCAGAGCCAACAGAAGAGTCAATTTCAAAGGCTGCAAATTGCAAGGAGTGCGGACAAGCGCTTCCAGTAGCAAAAGCAGATGAAATTACAAAAGCTGCAGACTGTGCAGATTGCGGAAAGTCTATGGACTTATGTAATTGCATGGATAAAGCAGTAGACGCAGAAGCAAAGGAAGAAGCACCAGTTGACGAGAAAGCAGAAATGAAGAAGTCAGTATGGGGCGGAGCATTTGCACCATTTCGTAAGTAATTAAATATATACGTATATATATGCACAAGGACGGTTAACCCCGTCCTTGTGTGTTTAAGAAAGGAAAATATGAGAGTATTAGTTTTTGGAAGCAAAGATTGGACGGACTATAACGATTTGATCCGTCAAATCACCGTTTTAATTGATGATAGAAAGCACTTCTATCCTGATGATACAGAGTATACATTTGTTCATACAGGTATGCGGGGTGCAGAAAACATGGTAACAGAATACATAGGTAAGACAGAGAAGTTCCTTAGACAAAAAGGTTATAGGATCAAAGAAGAAATAATTAGAGATAAATCACAATTATCAGATGTATCTTTAATTGAGTCTGGACCAGATTTTGCATTTGTTTTTGGGGAATCTCCAAGAAACAGATCTTGTGCCAGCCTGCTAGAATCATATGGCGTTCCCCATAGATATATCAAAGAATAGGCTTGACACAGGCGTATAATAAATGATACAATATATTAATAACATAACTACTATTAAAGGAAATAAATGACAAACATTGAACCTTTTGGAAGCCTAATCTTGGTTGAAGAGATTGAGCAAGGAGAAAGAACAACTAATTCAGGACTCGTATTATCAGCATCAATTCTTGATAGCGAATTAAAGCGTGGCATGGTTATTGCTGTTGGTACAGGAGATTACGACAATGTTGGAAATAAGCACGAAATACCCTTGACATACGGGGACAGAGTAATATATAATGAAGGTAACGCCACTGAGGTAACAGATGCCTTGGGAAGTAAGTATTACTTTATTAACTGGCGCCACCTATTTGGAAAAGAAGGTACATTTTAATGTCAAAGATTGTTTTAGATTACGATAAGGCTCACAGTTTTGTAAGCAAGAATAAGAAGAATGGTTTTTTCTGGGATGGATACACTATTGTAAAATGGACTCCAGGCTCAAATGGATACATGCAAAAGAATGGCATGTACAAAAACAATCAGTGGGGTTATGCTTCACGATATGAAATCAATTCCTCTGGCACATGGGAAATAAGCGACAAGTATGCCAGATTTATTTAATCATTTAGGAATAGATCAAGAAGATATAAAATGGTATCACATTGCAGCCTGCAAAGATATGCCAATAAATTGGTTCTATGATGAATACGAATCAGATAAAGAATTAGCTAAGCAAGTAGATCAAGTATGTTTACATTGTCCCGTCATTAAAATTTGTCATGCAGAAGGTATGGCAAATAAAGAAAAAGGTGTATGGGGCGGAGTTTATATGGATCTTGGAAGACCAGATAAACAACATAATTCACATAAAGACCCAGAGATATGGAAACAGTTAAAGAGACTTCATGGTAAAAATAGCGTACACGATTGATATGGCCAAAAGAGTGCGGGATATTAAATGTCCCGTCAAAGGCCTGATGCTAGATGTTAGAGCGAGACCAAACTATCTTGCTCTAACAGTGTACGAAAGTAACATCATGGAGTATAGCGAAAGCCAAAGAATGAATGTAATGGAATATTTATTGATGGTTCGCAAACTAATTCAATCATATGGAACACCATGTGAAATAGAGGGGATGAAATATACTGATGAGCAAGCAAGAGCAAAACGACAATAATGAAATAATTAAGTCTGTCTATCTTCCAGATGAAGATCTGTACGGAACAATTATTCAAGAAGGTTTATATTACTCTCTCATAGAGTACTATGACAATGGTGTGGGTTATCGAATTCAAGTTGACAATGATGATTATATTATCATTGATGAATTTGGTATTGGATATATAGACGAAACGGAAGAAAATTTATAATGCTGTGTTATTCATGCGGAAAACAAAAAAACGAGCTTCAGCCTAAAAAATCAGATATAATGGTAGGAGCGACACTTTTAATGTGCCAAACCTGCGTAGATTCTAAGTTTGAGCCTAGATGGGTAATCATCTTGTGCGGTAGGCAAAAAGGTCCAGAGTCAGTAAGAGATTATATAATTAAGCACAGGTATGTCGGTAAAACAATTACAGCCGAAGAACTAATAGCTTAGAAAGAGGAAAGATGTTAAAGATCAGCAACGATATGGAAGAAATTATTAGTCAAGATAATGCGGTGGTAGCATTTACAGCAGAATGGTGTAATCCATGTAAGCAGTTAAAGCCACAATTTGCGAAGGCATCAATACTTGACAAGGATACTCCATATTATGTAGTTGATGTTGACAAGATACCTTCACAATATTTACAAGAATACAGTATCAAAAGCATTCCCCAAGTTTTTGAAATGAATAAAGGTTTAATTAATAAAAAAATTACAAGTAAAACAACTAATGAAATGTT